TGGTATTATCAATATAAAGGACGCAACTCTATTCCTTTAAAATTATTATTAGCTTTAAATAACTGGGCAAGTTGGCGTAAAGGGGCGCAGTTAAATCACCTGGAGATAAACAATATATATGAATACCTTGGCTCAAATGTTTTAGAAGGTGTTAGAAAAGGTAAAACTATACACTCAGAAGAAAAATATAGTTTAAAAGATTGTGAAAAAGATCACGGTTTAATTATAAGTAATGTTTGGTATCAAGCCTTCGAAGGACTAGATCCTATGACAGAGAATTACATTCGTAATATGAGGGCGAATGGTGAGACGTTAAATAAAAATCCTCGTATAATAATGTCAACAATACACGGAGCGAAAGGAGGTGAAGCAGACAAAGTCTTATTGATGCAAGACATAACTAACGCGGCACTTGAAACATTTAGTTATGATCCAGATGAATTACATAGATTATTCTATACTGGAGCGACGAGAGCGAAGCGTGAATTACACGTCTTGGACCCAAGAGATTTTAATCGAGCTTATATATTATGAGTGTTTGGGATAAACAAATCGGTGGACAACACTATCAGAAAGTTGAAATTCAGCCAAGTAAATTTGTTGTAGAGAATAAGTTGCTTTTTCCAGAAGGGTGCGCTATAAAATATATATGTCGTCATCCCTTTAAAGGAAAAAAAGAAGATTTGTTAAAAGCAATTCACTTTATAGAAATGATGATCGAACGGGATTACCCCAGTCCTGCTAAAGAAGAACAAATTAAAACTAACAGTTGGGGAATAGTGAGGAGAGAGAAGTGAGAAGTACACAGATACCTTTATTTACTCCGGAAACGGAATGGGTTATGCCAGAAGAACTAAAAGATTTACGAGGTGCTAAACAAATAGCAATAGATTTAGAGACCAATGATCCGCATTTAATTGAGCTCGGATCGGGGAACGTCACTGGAAAAGGCCACATTGCTGGCGTTGCGGTGGCCGTAGAGGGCTGGTCGGGCTATTTCCCTATACAGCACGAGTCAGGTGGAAATATGGACAAAAAACTCGTATTTTCGTGGCTTCAAGACTTGCTCAATCAAACTGAAACTACCTTTATATTTCACAATGCGATGTATGATGTCTGCTGGTTAAGAGCCGCAGGTCTAAACATCAAAGGCAAAATTGTCGACACAATGATTGCGGCATCTTTAATTGATGAGAATAGATTATCTTATAGATTAGATATACTTTCAAAACATTATACGGGTGTAGGTAAAGATGAAAAGATTTTACAAGCAGCAGCAAAAGAATATGGATTGAATCCTAAAAAAGATATGTGGAGATTGCCAGCGCTTTTTGTTGGACAGTACGCGGAGCGTGATGCGGAATCTACATTAAAACTTTGGCAAAGATTAGAGAATGAACTATACGCACAAGAACTTTGGGATGTGTTTAACCTGGAGACAAAATTATTTCCTTGTCTAATTGATATGAGATTCAAAGGAGTAAGAGTCAATCTTACTAGAGCTGATGAAATAAAAAAAGATTTAATCAGTAGAGAGAAAAAATTAATTAAAAAAATAAAAGACTTAACTGATGTTGATGTAGAAATTATGGCAGCTCGATCAATTGCAAAAGCATTTGATAAATTAAAACTTCCATATGACAGAACTGCAAAAAGTAAAGAGCCTAGTTTTACTAAAAACTTTTTACAGAATCATCCACACGAATTACCTCAAGCCATTGCTGAAGCAAGAGAATTAAATAAAGCACACAGCACATTTATTGATTCGATAACTAAACACGCAGTCAATGGTAGAATACACGCAGACATAAATCAAATTAGATCTGATGCAGGGGGAACAGTAACGGGAAGATTCTCAATGAGTAATCCCAACCTACAACAAATTCCAGCAAGACATCCAGAACTTGGTCCAATGATTAGATCTATATTTATACCTGAAGAAAAATGTAAATGGGGATCATTTGACTACTCTCAACAAGAACCTAGAATTTTAGTACATTACGCAAAACTGCAGAATTTGATGGGAGTTGATGAAATTGTTGAGGCATACAAGGCCGGAGACGCTGATTTCCACCAGGTCGTAGCAGATATGGCGGGCATAAAAAGGAAGCAGGCTAAGACGATTAATTTAGGTCTTATGTATGGAATGGGTAAAAATAAATTGATGGCTGAACTGGGATTGATGAAAGAATCGGCAGAAAAATTAATTAAACAATATCATACCAAAGCACCCTTCGTAAAACAATTGATGGACAATGTATCGCGTAAAGCAAATGATAGAGGAAAGATAAGAACATTACTGGGTCGAGCGTGTCATTTTGATCTATGGCAGCCGGTGCAGTTTGGAGTATATAAACCCTTACCTCTAGAACAAGCGAGAAAAGAATATGATGAACCTTTAAAACGTGCATTTACGTACAAAGCTTTAAACAAATTAATTCAAGGAAGTGCTGCAGATATGACTAAAAAAAGTATGGTGGCACTCTACGAAAATGGTATAATACCACACATTCAGATTCACGATGAGGTAGATATTTCTGTAGAATCTGATAAAAAGGCAGAGGATATAATTGAAATTATGGAATCAGCAGTTGACCTGCAGGTACCAAACAAAGTAGATTATGAATCAGGTCCCAGTTGGGGCCAAATTAAATAGGAGTTAATATGGAAAAGATAAAACTATACTGCCAAAAACTGTGGTTAGACCATAACCATTGTGTTATTGCAGCTGCTGTAGGCCTAGCCGTCGGAATTTTATTATTCTAATTGGTTATGCCCTATGAAAAAAATAATAAAATTTATTGGTAAAATTGTTTGTTGGCCTGTTAAAAAGTTTTTTGACTGGTTAGGCAGTGGGTTACCTAAGGGTAAAGATGACTGAACGTTATTGTAAAAATTGTAATAAAATGTGCCACTGCACAAATACGACAAAAAATGATTGTGATTGCGATAATTGTCAATGTGGTGGTAAGGAAGAAGACTCTACCTATGAAGGTGGTGGTGTGATAATTGATGACACTGGAGAATGTGAAAGCTGTCAATGATTGAAAAATTAATGACAATGCTGGTTGGAATATTGTTGGCGTTAGCCGGATGGAGTCTTTCTAGAACTTTTGAACTCTCAACTATCCAGGCCGTACACGAAGATAAAGTACATAGAATTCAACAACAAGTTTTAAAACTAGAAGATCAGGTTGATAAGATGATGGACTCTGATGAAGAGATTATGGACCAACATAAAAAACTATTCGAAAAATTAGAATCAGGAAACACAGGATATAGTTATAACTAATGGCACTTAAGATTTCAGAAGAAGCAGCAGTTCAAATGCCTATGAAGACCGTAGCCAGCCTCATCGCGCTGGTAGCGATCGGGACCTGGGCTTACTTCGGTATTATTGAGACCCAAAATAAAATTTCAACTACAGTAGAACTAATGTCAAAAGACTTAACTGAGAATACAGAGTTTAGAATCAAATGGCCGCGGGGTCAACTTGGTTCGCTTCCTGCAGATTCCGAGCAATTTATGATGATCGAGGATTTATACAAGACCGTGGATAAGTTAAATGGACATATTGAGAATATGGCTTTAAACAAAGTCAACATAGAATTTTTAAGAAAACAAATGGATAAAGTTTTAGAAGATATAGAAAAATTAAAAGATGCTAATAGAGATATGCATTATAAAAATGGAGGCACTCAATGAAAGAAAGTTTATTAAAACTTACACAAAAAATAACTAACGGGCACGAAAAAATGTTTAAGTATATAACATTAAAATCTAAAACCAGTATATTCTTTACCTGGCTTTTAGTTTTTATTTGTTTGTATGAAATTGTGGAACATATTATTATTCCTCTAGTTTTAATCTGGTGGGGGTTTTTTAAATGATAGAGACTGTTTTTGCCCTGCTGATGTTTGTAAACGGAGAGATTAAGGAAGCGCGTATCCAAGACTCGATGGGAATGTGCCTTAGCGGAAAACGTAAAGCGGAGAGACAGTATAGTGAAACTGTGTCTTATAAATGTATAAAATCCCAGGCAGAATTAGAGTCCAATATTGATGGATCTAAGTCCATTAAAAAATTAATTATTGAATAAAGTGACAAGAAAGGAGATAATATGAGTATAAACGGAAAAGTTAAATGGTTTAATTCGACTAAAGGTTATGGTTTTATAGCACGTGAAGACAATGAAAAAGATGTTTTTGTACATAATTCAGCAGCAAGACAATGAAAAAGATGTTTTTGTACATAATTCAGCAGCACAAGCAGCTAATGTAGAGTTACGTGAAGGTGACGCAATAACATTTGATGTTGAACAAGGCCAAAAAGGACCTTCTGCAATTAATTTGCAAAAGAACTAAGGAAGCATTACAATGAGAAATATGAAAATTACGGCAGAAATTGTTAATGGAAAGTGTCCAACTTGTAATCAGTTAAGTATTTTAGTTGGACTAACTAAAGAATTTTATAGATGTTTAACGTGTGGTGCAGATTTGCATCAACACATCAACGGTAAGATAAGTTATTTGCCCGCCCTTCAAGTACCCCCAGGTACTAAACCATTCGTGAGAGAGTGGAAGGACCAAAATGGCAAAGATAAAGTTTAAGAATTTTACCAAGAGAGATAAACCACCTAAGCGTCCTCGCGTACACAAGAAAAGCAAAAACAAATCGGAGAAGAGATCTTTTAAAAAATACAATCGCCAGGGTAGATAATGACAGAATTTATTTTAGTATTATTTTTATGTTCCAAAGTATTATTTTTATGTTCCAAAGTACACAACACCTGTCTTCCCCCTCATCAATTTCGCGAAAGCTTTGAGGGCCCTTATAAATGTATGGTGACCGGCTATGAAGAATCAGCTAGAAAAATGAAAGAAATAGGCCGAGAAGAAGTGAATAAACATAAGGCCTATATTAAGTTTGATTGCCTTGAAAGAGCCATCATTGTTCCCAAAGAAAAACCTAAGATTTCAACCTAGACTAGACTCTGTCTGTCCGTCCCAAGAAAGGGACGAACAAACAAAAGGTGTGAGAAGAGATCACCAGAATACATTAAAAAAATAATCCTTGCAAGACTTGTTTTTTTATTGTAAATTCCCATATATGAGAAGAACAATAATAAGAAAGGAAAGTTATGGCAGATCCTGCTAAATATAAATCTTTATCAGTACCTAAGAAGGACTGGGAAGATCTTACTGTTCTTGCAACTAAAACTAATAGAACCCGCTCTAAAATGATCGGAAGACTTATTAGATTTTTTAAAGATAATAAAGGTGCAAAAGCAAATGGAAAAGAAAATAAAAGTAGCTAATCACAAATATATTTGTGATAAGTGTAAAGGGAATGGCT